TTGCCAATCTTCTCGCAAATTGTTTGTCTGTCATATATGACTACCTCACTAAGTTCTAATTTACCTCCGGCTTCTTGCACCGCTCAAACTCGATCACCCACACCCACGGGTTAGCATCCCAACTGCAGCGGTCAAGATCTGATTTTTTGATGGTGCTATTCCACAGATCTGCAAATTCATCAACTTCGTCATAGCCCTCGTGCGGACATGTATCACATCCAAATGTGGCATTACATCCTCTGCAATTTGATGGATATATTCCCTCTGCAATGCATCCATCTTCTGTGATTTTCTGCAACCGTTCCACTCTTACATCTGTAACCTTAAGCCAGATACGCGCCGCTTCTTTCGGCATGCGGATGGATGGGTGCCACTTTGCATCTCCACTTATTTCATCTGTTGCTCGATACATATAGCAACCGCAAACTTTATCCAAAACGCTTTTTTGTGGTTCTTTTGGGCAACTTCCGCTTTCGTCCCCTTCACAATTCCAACATTCAAAGCGCTCCCATGTTTCCCTAACGTACAGTATATCTCCCGGACAAATAGGGCAGGTTCTCTCTGTCGTACTTAACTGTTCTATATGTTCCAGGTCTGCAAAGTTATGTACTGCATAAGTTCTCTTGTCGGCATTGTAAAAATCCATATCCGGCACAGTACACTCATTGGCATCTTTGCAAATTCGCCTTGTGCAAGTCTTCCTCCCATCCAGAATCACACGAACCATTTCTGCATTGAATAAAATCGGTTTAATTGCCATCTACCGCACCTGCCTTTCTTCTCGTTTCTGCCCTGTGTTTTGCATCATATCTGTTGTGGCATCTCTGGCATAACGCTCTAAGATTACTGTAAGCGCAATTTTCCGGTTTATGGTCTAAATGCGCTATTGTCAGGACAACTTTTGAGCCATTTTCGCGGATAGCATAATTCTCAATTCCACAAAATTCGCATTTATTGTCTGCCCGTTTAAGGATATCTTTTCGTATGTCTTTCCAGTTTGCTGGATATCTTTTCCGATTTTCTGGTTTAATTGGCATCTACTCCACCGCCTTTCACAATCTGGATTGCTTTGCCTATGCACTCTTCTATGCATTTTTCATATGGAGTGTTTTTATAATAGCGTGTTTCTTCATTTCCATAGTCTCCCAACTGCTCCACAACCTTGTCCGGGTCGTAGGCGGTCGGCTGCGAATCAATAAAATCGAGAATTGCTTTCATCTGACTTTTATTGTAATTTCGCCCATTGAACTGCAAATTGTCTGCATCAATCAATTTTCCCATCGTTCGCCCTCCTGCTCATGTTTTATAAATCAATTTTTCCGCTCATCAATTCCGGCAATAGTGCATCCCGCAGTTCTGCCAAATATCGATTTTCTTCCGTGTTCAGATAATAAATATGCTGCTTCCAGTTCTGCAAAATCATTATTAAAACACTGGATAGTTGCTCTTTGCTATTGTTTTCAAACTTTATTTCGTTTTTCTTCTTTGATGCTGTGAAATAATCTTGGCGTTCCAGCTTATCAGCCCCCAGTTGAACAAGCAAATCATTAAGTCCTGTATCTTGTTGTTCAAGCTTGTATAAATCAATATCAAATCCAACCTCTCTTGCCAGTGTTTCATTGATTGTTAATTTACAAGCATTCTTTTCTCGTGTAATTCTGTTTATATCGTTCACAATATCAGCGTAACTTCTGTGTTTTTCTTCAACTTGCTCTATATCAAAATAACGACTTGCTAACAGGCTATAGCCCCCTTCCTTCATTTCCTCAATGCTGACTGATTTGCAAAAATCAGAAATAGTTTTTCTCTCTTCTATCGCCGCAAGTACTTCATCCATTGTTTCTTCCAAAATCACCTTGACCGTCTTCTTATATGTCCTGTTCGTGTGAGAGGCTCCGCCATACTGTCCATTCTGTTCCCGAATTTCTTCTTTGTATCTTCTCCTTAAGTCCACCATTTCCGTTGTTGCAGTTTTTTTATTTTTATCAAAAATGATGATACATGTTGAAATCCCTGTTGACTCAAACATATTGTCCGGGCATAATATTACGGCCTCTACCATGTTTTTTTCCACCAGCCACTCTCTTATCGCTTTCTCTTCCTTTAATCCTCCGCTAAGCACTGAACACGGAAGTAAGAACACGCATCTTTCATTTTTTTCAAGTCCTGTCAGAATAAATGCAAAATTAGCATTGTTCTCTGGTGGAACGGTATAGCATTCTGCGAAACGCGGCTGGATTTGTGCAAATGCCGGTGCCTGCCACTTCATGTTGTACGGCGGGTTAGAAATTAGTGTGCTTTTCATCAAGCCACCTCCTTGAATTTTCCGAATTTATCGCCTTTGATAATTTTGTATATATGGAAAACCTCCTGCTGTAACACATCCGAATGATACAGAGTGCATTCAATATTTCTTACTGCCATATTGAAAAGTAAAAATGGGATCACATTGTCATCAAATTCGTATAATTCAAATTTCTGTTCATGATCCATGTTCCATTTTTGGATCGTCAACGCCCCGCTACCCGCGCACAGATCTGTTACTACTTCTGCTTTTCCTGCCAATTTTCCAAGAAACAATGCAAGGCTTTTCGGAGTATAATCCTGCATCTTTTCTTTGCGATCGGCGTGATAATATTGGAATATCATCTGCAGCCAGTCGACGCTTAAGTCCTGCACTATATCGCAAAACTTCTCATACGCATTAAAATCGTCATTTTTCACAGCTTTAAATATCTTTTCTGGTAATTCTTCCGTGTTCTGTACGTCCAGCAATCCGGTTACTTTTTCAGTGAGTTCTTTTAATTCCACTTATCTCCTTGCCTCCTCGTTTCCGTGTCTTACTGATCTGCCACTGTATCAGTGTTCCAGTCTAATTTCTGTCCGCAATCACACCATACAGTGCCCTCTTCCAATATGTCTCCACAGCAAGGACATCTCCCTATAAGACCGACATAGCTGTCTCCGTCTTTTACCTTGGATATTGATTTCACTTTTTTGGCTGTCTGCTTCTCCACAGCCGCCCGGCATTCTTCCGGCGTGCCGATTGCGCGGTAAGTATCCCAAGCTTCCGCATCCTCGTAGGTAAGGATTTTGGCGTTTATTGGATGCGTGTTATCCGGTTCTTTCAGATATCGTTCCAGTTCATCCGTTACGTCCTCAAGGGATAGTTCTCCGCCGAACATATCCGTAAGGCGTTTTTCTAATGCTCGATACGGCTCAACCTCCGCTTCCAACTCCTCGATATATTCATCTTTATGGTCGCAGTTCTGGCAAATCTGTGTAGAAATTTGCGAACACATTTTTGATTTTAGGGTTTATGACTGATGTGCGCCAGCGCTGTACTTCCTCCAGTGCCTTGATCGCCATTTCCAGATCTTCCATTCCGCCTTTCCCGGCTACCTGTCCTGCCGTATGCATCCGATACTTGATTCTTTCGATTGCTTCATTCTCATTCATGGATATCCCTCCTAATCTGCCATTACCGGCAAAGCAAACGCCCACAGGCACCACGCCGATCCCGTGATCTTGATTCCGGCGATAACCGCAATGCTAACGGCAATCCACTTCACCGCTTTTTCAAAGCTCGATTTTCTGTTCTTGCGCTTCTCTCGGCATATATCGTAGCTCGGGCACTCCATGCAGCAATATTTTTTTCCAAGTTTGCATTCTTTTTCGCAACTCATTATTTTCCCTCACTCTCTATATGGTTCTGGCAGTGGCATCCACGCTATTATCTCGACATCGGTATCGACCATATCAACATCACATCTGCCGTATTCTGCAAGATAATCAGTGCAAGTCGTTGACCACCAGTACCATGCGTCCGAGTAATGCACCCCTGTTGCCGTAAACGGTACATCTTTGATGTTCGCGTAATAAGATTCCGGATTATGATTTACATATGTAATGTTGACCGGGACGCAATCTTCCGGCAACCTCTCGCTTACCGGAATCCACCGCCCAAACTCCGGCTTTCTCGCTACTGTTCTCATGCATTCAATCATTTCCCTGCTCCTTTCCGCACCGCAGCTGATATGGTGTCTCTCTGAATCTCTTAAGCGCGTCGCCGCTCACATGCTTGCTCGGGTGCGTCTTCTTCTCGCTGAGCTCCATAACGCACCTGCGGCGCTCCTTGCTGTCTCTATGCATATTCACACCTCATATGTCTTTCCTATAAACCTCGGATCGCAGTATTTACACTCCTGTTCCATTACACTTGCGATACCTGTCATCGTTTCATACCCTGTTGCAAGGCTGTTGATGTAATATCTGATCCATTCCAGCGTCTCCGCCACCTGCCTTTTTGAGAAATTAAATCCCGTCTTAAGGCATACACCAAGAAGCGCATAGTAATTACAGATCGATGCTGCCAGAAATTTTCCGGCGGTCTGCATGGAACCCGGGGCAACTTTCCTTTCAACCAAGGAAAAGCTTTCTCTAAAAGGGATCCTGTTTGCTTCAGCTTTCGCATCAATTCCACACTTTTCTCTCATGTAAAACTGCAACTGCTCTGTCGATAATCCGCCTGCCGCCGTTGTGTTCAAATATTCCGTTATGATCTTTTCAACTTTCATCAGTCTCTTATATCCAAATCCAAACTTGTCATGAAGAATCTGAAATGAAATCAACCGAATATTCAAAAAAGATTCTTCGATCAGATCATTGGTATTGCTTTCTGTCTTTGCATAGCGCTGCATCCGAAGCAGTTCATCTTTGGTATACCCCAACGGCTGCATACGCTTTCTCTTTCTTGCCAATGCATTACTCACTTATTTACACCTTCCTTCACTTTTTTATCTCACTTTTCCACAACTCTGATCGTCTTGCCTGCTTCGAGCGCTGCCACAATATCCTCTCGGTACGGGTCATACATGCTCGTTCTTTTTCTTCTCTCCATTTCATCCTCCCTGTGGTGTCGAATTAAGTAAATCCGTTTCCAGCGCATCATAATCGTACTGACGTTGCTCAAAGTTAGAAAACTTATTTCCTCTGGTATTATTGGGTCTGGGGGCTGTGCCTGCCCGCGCCCAGTTTCTAACCGCGGCTTTCCAGTCTTTCATTTTGCTTTTACCAACCATCCACCCATTGGAAGTATAGTAGTCAAGAAACCTCTCTACATCAAAGCCAACAAATCCTTTTTCTTTGCAATAATCCGCCACATCCTGTCTTGTGGGTGGGGAAAAGCGCAAGCTTTTCTCTTTACTCTCTTTTTCAAAAACAGATACAGTATCAGTAACAGGAACAGTATCAGGGTTATTTTGCTTTTCAGAAAAACCATTTGCTTTTTTTGCTTTCTCTTGCTTTTCAGAAAAACCATTTGCTTTTGGTCTGCCGCCAAGTTTACCGGCTTCCCTGCGTTTCTCAACCTTTTCCATGTATGCTGCACTGTCCCGATCCATTCGCTCACGGATAAAACTAAATGCCATATCTGCCGCCGCATCAAGTTCCGGTACAGATTCGCCCGCCGCATAGCGTAGAATCGCGGTAAATAGTTCTCCGCGCTGATCCATGCTCATTTTCTGTATGTGCCGCAGATACTCCGTATACAGGACAAAACTGCTTTTTCCGTCTGCCAAGCCATCACCCCGTTTCTAAGTCCTTAAGCAGGTCTTTCAGCGTCATTTTCGCCTGTCCCGCGGTAAGTTCCGTGATCGTCACTTCAATTCTCGGATTCTCCTTATCCACAAACGTATCGAAATAGAAGTGCGGGATGCATCTCTGGTTGTCGTCCTTGATTACCCATGCCTTTTTCAAGCTGTCCTGCACAAACTTAGCCGCGCAGGACAAAATATTGTCGTTATCCCGGCGCCGGTCTTTCTCGAAAAACCGGTAATAGATCAGTACAGGTGCCGTAATGGTTCCAATACCCGGAAGCTGCCGCCGGATCTGCCAGATGATTCCATCCTCATTCTTCTGCTTCATGTGTCCGCCCTTGTGCGGATTCGTCCGGTTGGCGGCGGTGTATTCATTCAACCCGTCCAGCCGCCCCGGGATCGTGAACTTATACTCCATCCGCACCACCCATTCCAGCATTGCAGCTTCTCACATCAAGGATCGTATTGTTACTCGGATTCCACCCCTCTACATATTCAAGCGCATTCTCAAAACGCAGTGACGGGATGTTATTTCTTGAATTGACTGCGAAATAGTCCTGTATATCATGGTTGCATTCCGCGAAAACCTTTTTGCTTAATTCCTTGTACGCCGGAGCTTTCTTACCACCAAGGATCTCGATGACTCTCTTATTTACAGCTTTCTTTAATTCCTGCTGCTGACCGTAGTCAATCGTCATGGTATTTTCAAGATGTTCGATGCGGTTTTCGTGATCGTCAACCATTCCAAGCTGAATCCGCATCATTTCTTCTGGCGTGAGTCTCTTCTGATATGATCCGGTCCTTCTGATCTGTGGTAGCACTTCCGATGTCACCCATTTTCTAAACTTCTTTGCATTAGGTTTATCACTCCTGAGAATTACAGCATACAATCCACTTTCAGTAATAAAATTTGTATCTCCCGCACGACTGCCTAAGTCTAACTTAGTCAGTTCATCCTCATCCAGTCTCTGTGCCACCATTGAAGGATTACTCATTCCCAACGCCTTGCAAATATCAATAAGGCAAAACATCGGCTCTCCATCTATGGCAACTGTCCGAATCTCTCCGAACTCTCTATTCTTAAAAATCTCTAACTGATTCAACATTTCTCCTTTCCCCTCCGGGACGACCCCGGAGGTATCCATGGCTTTCAATAATTCGTGATATAAAAACCGCATGAACGGGTTTCTTAAGGTGTTTCAACCTATAAGTAACTGCGCCCGTATCTCTTTCGGAACAGCTCTCTTGCATTCTCCTCCGACTCACCACCGGCAACGCAATGTTTCTCCCATGCCAACTGACCAATGATATGCATTAACGTGCTCATTTCTTTATTCATGTGCACGCTCATTTTCCCCTCATGGTGTTCATACGACAGCGGTACCCACAGTCCATCTTCATCTGACAGCAGCCGGTTTGCCGTTCCCCCGAAAATATGATGACGGTGTACGTTCGGTGTTCCATCAATCATGTCGTACTCGGCATATCTCATATCTACAACAATGGAATCTTTCATCTATACCTCCCCGAGCAGTTCACTTGACCAGATAGGTTTGTCCAGCACTTTGGTATACTTGCAGTAATCACACTGCCCGCAGCGGATCGGCTTCAAGGATCTTTTCTTTAAAGCAAGGATATTCGGCACATTGTGCTCAACCTCTGTAAGGGCTTCGTCCAGAAGCTGCTGCTCAACAGCGATCACCTGTATGTCGGGTTCTTTTTCTTTTGACACTGCCGCAATAAAGAATGGAAGCTTTTTGCCGGTATTGATCTCCACTACTTTCTGATATACCGCGCCCTGAATGTAATACCCCCATTCAGCAAGGAAATTCAGATGTCCAATATCTGGGTGGGAAAATGTTTTTGTGATGCTCTGGCAAGTCTTTAGATCAACGATGCATCTCCCCGGATGGTAGCTGTCAATCTTGATCTTCCACTTTGCCCCGAACATCTCCGCTGTCATAATGACCTGCTTCTCTCCGCTCATGAACTGCATAAAAAGTTCATCCCGCTCACACCGCTGGATCATATAATTTGCTTTGATGTACTTTGCCATCAGTTCACCATTTTTTTTGAACATGCACGGATGCTTCGCCTTGAACAAATCAAGTGTGCCTTCAAAATGCGCATCTACATACGACCCAACCATCAAGGCATCGGAATCTTCCATATTTTCTTTCCATGTGCCATCTATCTTCGCAAGAGCACACTCTTCGCAGCCTGCGCTCCCATATGTACCCATAAAATCCTTGTACTGACTGACAGAGAGAAATTCTCTGTTGGCTTCCAGACTGTAATAATTCTCATTATTCAACAGCATTGTCAAATACCTCCGATGCTTCTTTCTCAGCCTGTGCCTGTTTGGAATCTGCAAACGGATCCGGCACTGGCGTTGCAGGTACCTTAGCAATGTCTTCCGCCTCTCCCTCGACGGAGCATCCCATAAGTGAATTGGAAATATGCACCCTTGCGAAAAAAGCTGATGCTCGATAGGCAAGCATTAACTCCGGCATAGTCTGCCATTTTGATGTTTCATTTCCATACTTGTCTTTCTTCGAATACCACCCTTCATCCTTCGCCATTTTAATGGTAACTTCGACTCCGTGAACCTCTTCGCCATCCTCTTTTCTAATGGCACTGATATAGCACCCCCAGCTATCTGTATTTTTTTGCCCTGTATAAACAGGCTTCACACTTTTAAATAATGGCGATGCCTTTATCATTGACATACAAGCCTGCCCGCTCCACTGTGGTTTTCCTTTGACAACATACAGATTCTGCATTACAAACATTGGGGAAACGTTCATTCTGTTTGCCATATCGCATGCAATCGCACAGTCCATAGGTTTTCCCTGATATGCCTGTGGCACCAGGGAAGATGATGCAAACATCTTCCCAATATTAAATAAATTCTGAAAAGCCTCCGGATCAGAAAATACATTTGTTGATAACTGACCGGTCTGCTCTACTGTCATGATCTCTGTGTTTTCCATGTCATACCTCCTACAATGTAACCACTGTCAAATCTTCATCATCCGTTGTCCTGGTGGCAATAAACTGCAAGCCTTTTTCCTTACACTTGGCATAAAGCTTCTCACGCAGATCGGTTGCCAGTTTCTCCACTCCATCAATCAATATGATGTTCAGACCATTCTGATTCTGAAGCGCAACATCAATGCAAAGATCCAGCTTCTCGCCCTCGGACAGATTGCTTACCGGTAAGCCGTTAATTAACGGAATGCCATCCTCCACCGTCAAGCCCTCAATCGGGATTGTACAGTTTGCAAGGATCTCTCCCGGCAGTGTTCTTGCCTTTTCGATCTTGTCCGTAAGCTGCTGTGACTGCTCCTGCATATCCGCGATCTCGCTCTGCAACCGGAGCATCCGTTTATATTCGTTGATATGAGACTGCATTTTCTCAATCTCCTGCGCCTGTTCCTGTAACGGTGTCACATCCTGCGGCTGCTTGTCCGCATATTCTGCATACTCGGCAACCTCCGCGTCAAACCGTGCCACGTTCGCCTTATATGTCTGCTCAATCACTTCCAGCTTGTCTTTCTTTTTAGATGCGAGCTGTTCTTTCTCCGTCTCATATGACCGGATCTGTTCATTCAACGAAGCGATGGACTTGTCAATCTGGTTTGCCCGGTTGGCAATTTCGCGGTCCAACGCAGTGATCTCGATTTCACGATCAGCTTCAAATTTTCTGATCTTACTGTCGCGGCTGTCCATTAACAGCTTGGCTCTCTCAATGGTCTGGTTTTCTTTCTGCATACGCTCGATCTGACGGTAAATATCACCGGCACTTGCGTTCTCCCATTTCTCAACGTCATATCCTGCTGGAATTCCATTCGCGATTTCTTCCACGAATGCTTTCTTATTTCTAATATCCCGGTCGATGTTCCGGCGGTTCTGATAATAATCACCATTCTCCGCCTGGATATCATTCAGCACAGAAAGAATGCTCTGATCGTAGCTGACCCACGCCGGAATTTCTCCGAACCACTCTTTAATCTTGTTCATATCCCACGGATAATCGATCATATCAAGGATAATCGCGTTCTGCTGCTTTTTATCCATCTTCATGAACTCGATTGGATTCAGCTGCAGCGGCATGAATAACTCCCGCAGAAATGCTTCCGGGCTGCCAACCTCTAAGCCATTTCGTTTCACAGACTTGTAGTCTGCCTTGTTCGTTCTGGATTTGCGATCGATAGAAAGGCCTGTGTCAGTCTCTACAATGATCTCGCCCTCTGTCTCACCCTTGTGCACGATGTACTCGCGATCACTTTTGTTTGTAAGTGCATACTTGATCGCATCAAGCACAGAACTCTTACCTGTACCATTTTTGCCGGAAAGCTCCAAAGATCTTCCGTCTGCTTCATACTCTTTGATTCCAAAAAGATTCTTAATCTTGATTTTTGTTATATTCACTTTAAAATGTCCTCCATTTCCATCTGTTTAAAATCCGTCGACCGGATCATCCGGTCTAATTCTTCTCTGCGCTCCTGCCGCTCTGTCTCCCCGGTAACGCAGTCATCACACATGCCGTTCCGACCCTCGCCAGGGTCCATCATGCAACCGCAGCACCTACATTGATACTCGTACATTGACATATCCTCCACATCAGTGTTACAATAAACGCAGAAATACTTATGTATTCCTACGGTAAATAGCACCTGTACTCGCCAAAGTTATCAGGGTGCTATTTTTTTGTCTCATGTTCCAGATACTCCGTTCTTAGGTCGTATA